AAGCGAATTACATTTGAAAAGAGATGCTATAAACACAGCATCTAAAGATTTTGAAACAGAAGTTGCAAATCATTTTTTAATATCTTCAGCTTTAAGTCCAAATTATCCAGATGTAGCAAGAAGGTTATTTAAAGGTGATATGGCTTTTTACAACAAAATACAAAAAGATTTAGATAAAGTTGATACAAGCACAGCCAGGATTGTTAATGAAAACATACAAAGAGAATATGTAAACCAGGTTTTTTCTAATGGGGGTATGAAATATTTATTAGATCCTGCAAATGAAAAAATGGTTAATACTTTGTTTAATGAAAAACAAATAGAAACTTTTAAAAATTTATCAACATTATCTGATGCTTTAAAAAAAATTGATATTGTAGACTTAAACAATAAATCTGTTGCACAGCAAGTTGATCCTGTAGCTAAAATATTACCAGGAGTTACAACACAATATGGTGCTGCACAAATTAGAGATCGTGTATCTAGTGTTGGTATGAAAGTTATTAGAATATTAACTCATATTAACCAGGCCACATTACAAAAAAGATTAGATAAAGGGGTACAAGATTTATTACTACACAAAGATATAGAAAAACTAAATCAATGGGGTCAAACTTACAATTGGAAACAAATTACACCTGAAGGTTTTAATACTTTAAGAAACATTATTGCTGAAATGATTCCAAACTATATTCATGGTAGTGCAGAAGGTTTTGCTTTACAAGAATTAATAGGAGAGTCAAATCAAAGAATTATTGAGGAGAGATTTTAATGGGAGTTAAAAACACAATTACAGAGTTTGCTACTGGTTTTTTAGGTGGTAATCATAAATCAACTCCTTACACAAAAGCTGGTAAAGCAACAAGAAAAAAATTAAATACACCATTAAAATTTGCTGGTACTTTTTTAAAACGAAATCCTTATGTTTCTTTAGGTGCTGGCTTGCTTGGTGTAATGGGAGTCGATTTAGGCTTTACTGATAATCCTGGATTTGATAAAGAAATTAGATACAATATACCACCATACATGACTTCAAATACAGATGACTATGAAAAAGATTATAAAAATTATTGGAAAGGTGTATTAGGTCATGATGGTGTTCCAAAGTTAGAAGATTTTAGTGATTACAATAATCCTGAAGCAGAATATAATACTGCCATACAAATATACATGGATACAAAACCTTTGTAAATTAAAGTTTACAAACTCCATCTTCACAATCGTCATCTGAAGGTGCAGATATAATGTATTCGTTAGATTTAAGTTTAACTTGAGGTTTAGATTTGCTATTCATTAGGTTTCCATGTTGAAATTGTTGTAACAAATTATCATAACTTCTTATCTCACACCTTTTTAAATATTTATTATAAGCCTCATCAAACTTTAAGCTTAATACTGATGCCCTATAAGCATAATCTGTTGCTAATGCTTCACATAACTCTAACCTCGTCATTTCCATAGATCTCCTCTTGTTTATAAAATATGTAGGCCTGTTTACTATATATTTTTCTAGCAAATATTTCTACTACTTGTTTATCATCAATAAATAAAACACCATTTAAAGCATCTAAGATCGCTTTAATATAATTGTCAATATCTGAATTGTTACTGCAATAAGTGTTAGCCAGTTTCTCCGTTTTTTTCTTTGACCAAGATTTAGGCATCTTGATATAAAAATCTACATGAACACTTAACAAGTTTTCAGAGAGAGTTGTTTCCATCTCACTTGTTAGTGCTTGCATGTCTTTTTTGAACTTAGTATACCTCTTAGGGTAGTATGTAGACCAACGAGTTACTCTTGGTCTGGAGGCTGGGCAAGGATCAACTTCAAATGTAATCCTCATAGTGTTCGCCTCTTAGGATATCAATATCAGATATTGCTAAAGCTAAAAGAAGTCTAATTTCTATATCTCTTGGTGTATCTTCTTCTCTTGCTAACTCTCTAGCGTTTCTTAAATTTTCTGAAATTGCATCTAGTTTATCAAATCTTTCTTGTTTATGCCGTATGCTCATTACTCATTATTCTATGATAATCTTCATTACGAGGCAACATAATGCCCCATTCTCTTGAGAAGTAGTTATCAATATCTTTTAAGTATTGAACAAATTCAGGAATCGTAAGATCTTTACTTGATCTTTCTCTATTACCTAAAAATCTTTCAGCAAGATCTTTTTTAAATTCTTCTTTGCTTTCTTCACCTTGTTCTTTTCTTAGGATATCAACCCAAAGGTGATACAGACGGCTTTGAAATTCTGTTCTTTTAGGTAAGTCTTGAGTTATAGATACTGTAGCTACATCACAGTCAGGGTTTGTCTTAAAAAAATCATATACTAAAGCCTTAAATATTGCTTCTTTAGGCTCGTTTCTATGAATAACCCTGTATGTGCTCATTGTATCATATCCTGTTCTAACAATTTGTCTATTTCGATCTCAATATTTTCTATTGCTTTTCGGAGATCATGGATTCGCCCCTCACCTTTATGTTTCCATCTATACCTAACAAGATATTTAACTGCATTCCCTATTGCCCATGTCATATCCTGGTCAACAATAAATGTTTTAGCCTCTATCTTACCTTGAGTATAGTGTGAGGGGTTTTTGATATTGTCGTATACTGTATTAGCCACCAACCCATCCAAAGAATAATGCCACCACACAAATTCCTAAAAAAACTGTTAAAGATCTGTTCTTTAGAATTGTGTTAATTACATCCATCACTTTTTCCATTACTTCTCTCCTCTAGTTATAACAAATTAGGGTACTTTTCAGTTGGAAGCTACTAACATAATGACTACAAAATCAATAATATTTAAGTACCCTAACTTCTTACAACTTATTATAAACAGGTTTATCCCCTAACCAACCTGTACATTCGTTAACATGAACTGGATGGCAAGTTAATTGTTGCTCAAACTTACTACAACCACTAATCATCATTATAACAACAACTAATGGTATTAACATAAAGATTAACCAAGATTGTTTCATCTTATCCATTTTCGTAAAAATAGTTTAAATCTAAAAATAGGTGCTAAGATGTAATCAACAAATGGTAGCAATATATATTTGATATAAAATATTCCTAAATATGTTTTAAAAGACCTATCGCCCTCTAATGTCAAATTTTCATCTATTTTATATTTTATTGTTTTCATTTAATTAATCCTTTTTCTACTAAAATTTTTTGTGTTTCGATAATTGCCCTGTACATTTCTAATGATACATTTGTGCCAGGTGGTGCTTCTTTCCTACCATCATATATATCATGACAGTTTAGACATAGATATGCCCCATGTATGTCTAATGCTTTTAGGCCTACACCCGCACCATTTAGATGAGCAAGAACAACAGTTTCTCTATCAGGCATGCAACCATGAATTCTCATTGTGCAAGCTTCACCTCTAGCTGACTCTCTGATCTTTTTACTTTTACTTTTTGCCATAAATATCTAACTCTTGATCTGAAAATTTAGAATATTTTCCCTCAAAGTTACATTTTACAAAACCTGATTGCCCCATTCTATTCTTGGCAACAATCAACTCTGCTAGGCCTCGATCTGGAGAATCGTCATGATAATAGTCATCTCTGTATACAAACATGATTGTATCTGCATCTTGTTCAATTTCTCCAGAAGATCTTAAATCGCTCATAAACGGCCTTTTATTCTCTCGGCTCTCTACCCCCCTACTTAATTGAGAAAGTAGTATTATGGGTATCTCAAGGACTCTAGCGAGGTGTTTTAACTCTCTAGTAATGTTTCCTAACTCAGAAACCTCGTTACCCTTGTTGTATTTCATGATCTGCAAATAATCTATAAGTATTATATCAATTTTTCGCTCTGAATTTAGCTTTTTTGACATAGAAAATATATTTTCAATAGTTAAACCTGACTTATCTATAATCGTCATGTTTTTGTCACCACACTTTGCCAGGCTTGTATAAAACTTTTCGTTTTGATCTGGTTTTAATTCACCTTTTTCAACCACGCTTAAAGGAATTTCCGTTTCAGAAGATACCATTTTCATAGTAAGTTGTACCTGGCTCATCTCAAGAGAATAAAAAACTACATTTTTTGTGTTTGCTATAAAACTTGCTATGTTTAATGCTAGTGTAGATTTACCCATAGCTGGCCTACCCGCCAAAACATTAAGTGATCCAGGCCTAAAACCATTAGTTAAAGCATCTAATGACATAAAACCACTTGATAAACCTGTGCCATGTTGATTTACATCTTCAATATAATCTATTGTTTTGCTAACAATACTTTTCATTGAATCGTCAGCCTGGTTTAATAAATCTGACTCTAAACTGTGTATTGTATCTACAGTTTCCTGATAATTATCGTATTCTATTTTAAATTTTAGCTGTTCAATTTCGTTCTTAATTCTACAATTTCTTATATGTTTAGCATAAACACTAATGTTTTCTGTGCCTATACACTCCTCCATTAAGCCAGCCAAAAATGGAAAATTATTATATTCTGTTGTAAATCTTTGTTCTTTGTTCTTTAAACCCCACTCTTTAATCCAATGTCTTAGTGTTAAAGGGTCTACAGGCTCATTTTTATCAATCATATCTAAAATATGCTGATATAAAATACTTAAATGTTTGTTTGAGAAATCAGAGGGTGATAAACCAGATCCAGCAACTTCATCTACACATGAAGAATCTAATAACAAGCCACCTATTACAGCTTTTTCTGAGTCAATAGAATCAGTTAAATTGTCTAACTCTCTATAAAGTGTTTGTTTTGTTTGTTCCATTTTTATTCTCCATTTTTTTATAATCTTCAGGATCATCACTACCATGATGTTCATCCCATATTTCATCTGAGCCATTACCAAATACTTTTACAAAATCTGCTTTACTAAAATATTCAACCTGTTCTTCAGCTTCTATTCTTAAATTTCCCATTTTACTCATACATTTCTCCAGTTAAATTCCTCACCATATGGTTTGGATTGTTGTGTTTCTTTACCTTCTAACATCATTTCCCAATTACGCCCATTAATAAATGTTTGCAAATGTGGAATAAATCTTCTCTCTGTTTCGTTAAAGTCTAATTTCAAGTCTGCAAGAACTGGTAAAACTTTCTTCCAATCTTTATGCTTTTTTCTAAAATTAGTAAATTCTGTATCTAAGCCTCTTTTTTTACCTAAGTATCTAACCCTAAACTTTTCAAACAATTCTTTTTCTTCAGGAGAAACCTTCTCTTTCTCTTTAGGAATCTCTTTCTCTTTAATGTCGGTATGCATTTCCGTATGTTCGGAATCCCGTAAGTACGGAAAAGGGTATATATGGAACTCGTTACTTACAAACCTATTCTGCTCATCTTTTATTCTTATAACCTTGTACAATCCTAACTCTCTTAAACATTTCATGGCCTGGAGGTATTTAGATCTTCCAATGTCAAAATGATAACGAATCTGATCTTCTAGTACAACCCAGTTTTGTGGCTTTGATTGTAAATAACACCATATAGCTAAAGCATCAGGGTTATCAATTGATTGAACAACCTCCCTACTTAGCATAAAGTAGGGTAAGTCATTCTGGTGAGTATCTAATTTATGTATTGGCATTATTAGATTTTAACATGAGTTTCACCATAGGGTCAACATACCAATTATTAGCATCTATCCAATTAGTCATGTCAATCTTTAATGGATTATCTGCCCTACTAAGATCTCTGACAGGTTTAAAAACTATCTTTGGGTCAGAAAATTTATTTAACCTGACTCTAGCAGTAGGAATGCTACAACCAATTCTTAATGCTAATTCATAAGTTGTAATCTTACGACCATCATCTAATGTATACAACTTACTCCAATAACCACCATCCGTTCTTTGGTATTCAATACCATTTTCTATTTTAGTCATGATTAAAACGGAATATCATCTTCAGGGTCTTGTGAAACATCTTCCTGTCTAAGATGTTCTGTAGGTATAAAAGATGGTGTTTGTTGAGATGTTGTAGCATGTTGTTGGTCTGGATCTCGTAAAGTAATTTTTAACCATTTACCATATTCACTTGTATTAATATAGCCTTTTAACTTCCACACCTTTCCATTTATATCTTTAAAAGTACCATAATAATCTTCTCTTTTTCTATCTTCTTCAGTACCATCATTAGTTTTAAATTTGCTTTTAAACAAACTACCACTATTAGGTTTATTTTTATCTTCCATAATTACTCCTTGTAATAAAAAAAGGGATCATATCGTTGATCCCCAGAACGCTCTTAATTCGATAATGCAAGGAAGTGGTATATGAAGCCACCGAACAACCAGTAAAAATGGAAGGTAAAAACTAGCTGTTCTACATTAATCATGGTAAGAGTACCAACCGTCAAATCATATTATTTTTCTTTAAAAACTTGTTCGTAATAGTCTACCATAGGAATATACCTAGATGTTTCAATTAATTTACCACTATCATCATGAGTTTGATCCATTAACCATTCCCATATAGTATTAGCTTTTTCAAGATCCCCACCTTTTTTAGCTTTATCTATCTTGGCCTTGATTTCATTGATGTGTTCTCCCCATTGCTGAGTTTTAGTCTTGTCTTTGGTTCTAGTTGCTCTCTCACCATCATCATCATGAACTTCAAGAGAAAGCATACTCCAGAGTGCGTATCTACGATTGTAAGTTATGGAACTGCCTAGCGACTGGCTGTCCTCTTTAGCCATTATTAGCCTAATATTAGACTCAATAAATTCTTCAGGATAATCTACTAAATAAATCCTGGTGTTTAATAAATCAATTCCATCAACATACTGAACAGTTTGCACATAACCCATACCCAATTCATATAGAACTGGCTTAATCGTATCGATTATATTGTTAATGTTAGCGTATTTATAACTTAGGAATTCGTTCTTAGATGTTCTTTCTACCTGGTCTACCTTGCCACGAAATTGCATCATAGCTTTCCAAATAGTAGGTTTTTTATCTGTTTGTTTTGCCATATCTTGTTTCCTTTTTTGTTAAAAATTACATTATACCACCATTTTGTTAAAAATATGTATATAATATATTTGTAAGTTGTAAAAAATATGCTATTGCTATTAACTCTAGAGGGCGATAGCATACTCTTTATAACTAGCAAAGGAAAAAAATATGTATAACACTAAAGTAAAGTTTTATAAAACGGAAGAAAAAGTAAAAATTGAAATGGATCTAAAAGATTACAGATCATTATTGGAACTTAACAATTTTTTACAAAATCAAATTAGTATGATGCATGAAACATCTACTATCTACCTGTCCGATTTGGGCAAATTTGAAGAATATGAGTTAAAAATGGCTCGTATCTTAGACTTTAGAAACATGGAAGGCCATAACCATTTCTGCGATTATGTACTTAGCAACGATCCTAGAGCAAAAGAGGGGAATGTATAATGGGAACAGAAAAAGATGTTTTACAAAAGGCCTACCATACTCACAGTCAACAATTAGCTGAACTTAAAAACTTAGTATTACAATACATAGAAGTTGATGATGACTTTAGCTTTAAATTTGATGATATTAGAGATTTATTAGAAAATCATTTAAAAAATACAAAATTATGACTAAATTACAATGTACTAAATGCGATCATAAATTTACAGGTGATGTTTTTAACTATAAACTTACATATGATGAATGGTTAAAAGATGTTAGATGTAAATATTGCAATTCAAGACAAACTATTACTGTTAAACCTTTAACTGTATTCCAAAAATACACCAGAAAATGGGAGTTT